CCTTTTGGATATCCAAGATATGTCGATTTACCGACAATAAGAAGATTAGCAGCAGTTTCGTATGTTGACATGTGCATTACAACAATTATAGACGAAGCGTGTGCAGTACCATGGGATATAGTTGTGAAAGAAGGAAAATCTGAAGATGCAGCAAAAGCCCATATAGAACACGTGAAATCGTTTTTTGATAATCCAAATACAAATCAGGAAAGTTTTGAAGAAATTAGAAGAAAATATTTAAGAGATGTTTTAGAGATTGATGCAGGAGTGATTGTTAAAACTTTTAACCAGGCAGAAGAGATGGTTGAAATTGTGGCGAGAGCAGGAGACACATTCACAAAGAATCCTGATATTTATGGAATGTTTACAGATCGTGAAGACATAATTCTTGGAGAGATTACACCAAATGGCCAACCAAAAGAAAACCTGGTACTTGACATTCAACCGATGTATTTGAGCCCAAAAGAGGCAAGAGAGAAAGCTGCCTATTTTCAATACGGGTGGGTTTCAGGCGCGAGACCAGTTCCATTTGGAAAAAGAGAAATAGTCTGGCTTGAAAGAAATCCGAGAACAGACTCAATTTATGGAAGGTCACCAGTCCAGGTATTGGCTGAAACAATTCAAACTTTAATTTATGCAATTGAACACAATCTTGAATATTTTAATGATAACTCAATTCCGAAGGGAGTTCTTGGTTTTGAAGGATCAGATGCAGAAGAAATAAAAGCTCTTAAAGAACAATGGGAGGAGCAACAAAAAAAGCAAGACTCAGATGGAAATTGGAAAAAAGATTTTCATAAACTGCCAATTTTGGGCAGACTTCCAAAGTTTGAAAGATTACAATTTTCAAATGCAGAGCTAGAACTTTTAGAAGGACAAAAATGGTGGGCTAAGTTAGTATGGGCATGCTTCGGAGTGACATCAGTTGAATTAGGATATACTGAAGACGCAAAAGGACTGGCCAATCAGATAGTACAATCGAATGTTTTTAAGAAAAGATGTTTATATCCTCTTTTGAGATTAGAAGAGTACCGAATAAACAAAGAGATTATTTCTGAATTCGGATACGACGACATCGAGTTTAAATTTATTATGTTTGATGTAGAGGAAGAAATGAAAAAAGCCCAATTATATCAAACACAAATTCAGGCAGGTTACAAATCAATTAATGAGATTAGGCAAGAAGAAGGATTAGAAAAAGTAGAATGGGGTGATAAATTATCCGAACAAGAAAGGCACGATAACGAAATGGAGAAATTATCACAACAATCAAATTTATTCGGAAGTGTTGGGAAAGAAGAGGCAAACAAAAGAGGTGATATCCAAAAAGAAAAAGAAAATCTAATTGGAAAAGAAAAGAAATCAATTGAAACAAAACCATTCGGAGAATATACAGATTTCGCAGAATGCGTCAGAAAAAATAAAGATAAAAAAAATCCAGAAGCTTACTGCGCGGCACTCCATAAGAAGATAACTGGAAAATGGCCGAGTGAGAAGGCCTGGCAAGACAACCCCTTGATTTTGGGACCAAACGAGACTATGGACAGAGAGAAACTGGAGAAGAGCATAGTGTTTTTATTGCGACAAAACGAAAAAAAGATCAAGGAGCTTATTGAAAAAGAGATGGGAAGGAACAAACTGCAGGAAATTAAGGCAGTGGATGACATTGCGAAGGCAATCAAAGACCTCCTCGCTTTTGAGGGGTTGAAGTTGATCAGCGATGCAGTAATTTACGAGACATTCAACAAAGGATGGGAAGATACTGAAAAGCAACTCAACAGGAACATCCTAATTAATGAAGAAGCAATTTCCTTTATTCAAGAATATACTTATAACAATATTAAGGGAATGACCGAAGAGATAATGCAAGACCTAAGGCAAGAACTGGAAAGAGGAATAATGGCTGGCGAAGGAATAGCAAAGATAAAGGAAAGGGTGAGTAAGGTATTTGATGTAGGAGAGAATAGGGCCGAAATGATTGCTAGGACAGAAACTAATCGTGCAGAGAATCAAGGAAAGTTACAAGCATTCAAAGCGAGCGGAGAAAAATTCAAAAAGAAATGGGTTGCAGCAATGGACGATCGAACAAGCGAAATCTGCAAAAGATTAAACGGCCAAATAGTCAATTTCGACGAGAATTTTAAAGATAAAAAGACAGGATGGGAAGGACCATGTCCTCCAAGCCATGTAAATTGCCGTTCGACAGTGGTATTTCTGGATAAGGAAAATTAATTCTCTTAAACAACAATATTTAAATAAATAAAAAAATTCAATTTTTTATGGAAGAAGCACATTTCATATTCACATCTGAACCATTGGAACTGAAATCCGAAGGAGAAGATTTTTTTGTTGAAGGCTATATCTCTACTTCTGATCTTGATTTAGTGAATGATATAGTCACGAAAAGCTGTCTGATGGACATGGCCGAACAAATGAAAGAGAGAGTCATTAAATTTGATGTAGAACATGAAAGTTTTAGAGGAAAATCAAATCTTGAAAGAGAAATTAACAAAACAACAATTCCAGTCGCAAAAGTTGAAGATTTTTTAATGGATAAAAAAGGTTTGAAAGTTCGAGCAAAACTTAACAAACACTCAAAAAGATTCGAAGAAGTCAAAGGATCAATCGAAGACGGATTTTTGGATGCTTTCTCAATTGCATATATCCCAGTCAAAGCAATCATGCAACAAAAAGACGGCCAAGAAATCAGATTGCTTGATAAAATTAATTTATTGAACGTTGCATTTACAGGAAATCCTGTGAACACAGAAGCAAGAATGACAAATGTATTCGCAAAGAGTTTGGATTTTTTAAAAGATCAGGAGGAAATAAAAAAATCACATTCAAAGAAATGGCACAGATGTGTTGAAAAAGTTAGGGCTGCTGGAGGAGTAAGAAGTCCAGAAGCAGTTTGCACAGCAGTGCTTGGAGAAGAGAGTTATAAATCAATGGACGAAGAATTAACTAAATGCGAGGAAAAAGCAATTAATGAAATTATTTCAAAACATCATGCTCACGAAAGTGAACTAATTAAATTACAGGAGGCTAAAATGTCAGAGGATACTGAGAAAAACGAAGCTCAACCTGAGAACGAAGCTGAATCTGAGAATTCAGAATCCCAAGAAGCTGAAACTGAGCAAAAGGACGAAGAGCAATCTGAGGATAAACCTGAGGAATCAGCAGAAGAATCAGAAGGCGAATTTGAAAATGCAGAAGTGAAGGCTTTGAAGGAAAAAGTCACATCTTTGGAAAAAGAAATGACTGAACTGAAAGCAAAGATTAAAGCACCGTTTAGAAAAAGTCCTGTTGAACAACAAGACAAAGCTAAACAGTTCGAAGGAGCTGAAAAATCTCTAAATCCTTTGGATGTCATAGGATAATGGAAGAAGGAGTAGGAGTTGGATTTGTAGGTAGCATAGACACAAAAAGTGCATACTCTCACTCGTTTGGAGCATTGAAAGACAAAACTCGATATGTTGATCCATGGATGACTGGATCAGATATGAGGGAAACTCTTAACGATAGTTTGAAGAGAGGAATTGCTCGTATGAAGGCTCTATCAACAACAGCAGGTGGAGCAGGAACAGCAGGCTACGCAATGATTCCAATTTATGTGGATCCAAGAGTTGTAGACACAACTCGAAAAGAGACACCATTAGTGGAATTAATTCCAAGAGTTACAAACCAAGGAATGTATGCCGAGTTCAACAAAATAACCGCCAAAGGTGGAGCATTTGTTGCAGCTGAAGATGCAGCCTTAAGCGAGACAAACGATACATACGACAGAGTAAGTGTGCCAATTAAGTTCCTTTACGCAGTAGGTAGAATCACAGGCCCAACACAAGCAGCAATGCCAAGTTACATGTTGGAAGGATTCCAACCACAAGGTGGAGGATTAGGTACAAGCACTTTTGGAAATGTTCAAGCACCAAATGCAAAACAACTTGAAGTCTTAATGAAAGCAAGGGAATTAAGAGAACTCGAAGAAGACCTTATTATCAATGGAAGTACAAGCAGTGACTCAAATGAATTCGATGGAATTGTTGCTTTACAGAGTACAACAAACCAATTGGATCTTGATTCAACAGCTTTGACTTACGATGATATTGAGACTGCTGTGCTTTATGCAATACAAGATGGCGGAAGGCCAAACTTGGCAGTTGCAAGCCCATCAGTAGTTAAGGACATTCGAAAGATTATTATTGACACTTACAGATACAATCCAAGTGATATGGCTAATGGAACACTTCCATTTGGAATTGCACCAAGCCTTATCTTAGAAACAATGGCCGGAAGAATCCCAGTGATTTTCAGCAGATTCTTGTCTGATACATCTGGGGCAAAGCAGATTTTCTTCTTGGACATGAGATGGATTGAGATGAGAGTTCTTCAAGACATGACATACGAGGATTTGGCTAAGACAAACGACTCACAGAAGTTCATGTTGAACATTTACGAGTGTCTTATAATGAGAAACCCAGCTTTCAACAGCTTCATAGACAATATTGCATAAATCCCTTTTTTTGTTTTTCAGATTTTAAAATTTATTTTTTTATTTAAACAGGAAAAACAAACCAATTAAATTACAGGAGGTAAAAAATGGCAGAATTATCAAGCGTAACAACAAAAGGGTTAGTCCCAAATGCAGGAAAGAAAATGCTATATATAGAAACAGCTGCAACAGCTGATAGTGGTGACACAGTAGATGTTACTGATTCAGATGTTACAGGTGGGGAAACTTTGTCTAGTGTTGACTGGGTTGTAGCATGGGATCAAACTACTGGAGATGTTGTAACTGCAACTGATTCGTCAGGAACAATTACAATCGATGCTGCTGGAGGAACAACAAACCATACATATGCATTAATCGTTGTAGGTGACGCCTGATGTCCATAAAGATTGAAAATGGGAAGACAAGGTTTACAAAATCCAGGAGGAAATCCAACTAGTGCCCCCTTTAGGAATGGACCATACACTTGGGACCAATTTGTAGCATTTACAGGTGGATTGTCGGGAGTTATGAAAGGAACTGCAGGAAAGATCTATTTTGTAGATGAAGAGAATGGAGATGACGACAACGATGGATTAAGTCCAAGTACAGCATTTGCAACATTAGATAAGTGTTTTGGAAACACATCTGGAAACAAGATGGCAAGGGACGATTACTCTGATGATGCTGAATACTATGTATTTGTATTTCCAGGAACATATGCACCAACAGGAGATTTGAGAGTCTATGGGCATGGAATACATTTAATAG